ATTAAAAATACTATCGATAAAGCGATTAACGCTTCTGCTCCCGCTTTGAGAATAAATCTTAATTCTTGTTTGTCTTGTGGTGTCATAGTTATGGTAACTTTGCCAAAAGTATGTTTTTTTATATAGTTATGGCGAGTTTCAAAAATTTCTATAATTTCATCAATCGTATAATCTTTGTCGTTGCAAGAAAATCTTTTATCTTGATTTCCGTACATAATAGAAAACTCGGATTTCTCGTTTGTCAGCCATTCTAAAACCTCAATAACTTTTTGATTTTCTTGCGGTGTCATAACTCTTTTATTATTTGGTTAAGTTCAATCTGCAACTTTGCGAGTTGTACTTCCTGTTCAAACAATAATCCAAAAGCAACGCTACAATCTTGCAATTCTTGGATTTCCTGCACTAACTGTTTCAACCTCGAAACGACATTAGTTTTGATTACTGTATCATTCATTGTCTGTTGGTGTTATTACTTAAAAGCATTAATATTTGAGACCCATTTAATCCCGAAGTTGATTTTAAAAAGTTTGAAAAATCGGAGTTTTTACGTCTATTTTCAGATTGTACCTTTGTAATTTCATCTTTGATAATGTAAAGCACTCTAAGGTATCTATCCGCTTTACCTGTATGAATGTAGTCTTTAGCAACTATTCTTTCATATCTGTTGTATAACGTTTCTAATCTAGTCATTAGTTCTACTTTTTAATGCCTCATTTGCGCACTTTGTAAGTGCATCCGCTTGAAGCTGGTTAATAATTTCATTACATTTCTTTTGGATATTATCCACGCCAATCAAGTCAATAGTTGCCCGTTTGGTGTAAACCCTAACAAGTGTCTGTTTGTCGCTAGGGTCTATTTGTTTTCTGCCTCGTTTTGCCATAATTATTTTAGTTAGATAATTCTTTAATGTCAACTTCAATAAATTGTTTGTTGATTTGTATTTTTAACTTTCCGCCAAAGTTTAAAGTTTCCCATTTAATAAATTTGCAAAGTTTGCCTTTCCAAAAAATACTTGCTGATTGATTTAAGTGATTTGTCATAATTTCTATTTATCTTATTTGTGTTCCATCAAATTTAGTAAAGTGATTTTCTTCTTTATTAAATTTTTGATTAAATTTCAAATCTTCTCTTTTCATTTGTTCGTTTGCTAATTTTGTAGAAATTTCTAAATTCATTCCTAATGCTAAAAATTTGTTTACTAAAGTTTTCATAATATATAGTTTTAAAGTTTGCCGTGTAAATCACTTCCTTAACTCTGATACAAATATACAACCATTTTTCAAATAAAAAAATTATTTAATAATTATTTTATAAATATTTTATTATTTATAATGATTATAAATAACAAAAATCCCCTAACAAATCAATGTAGGGGATTAATGACTAACCAAAAAACAAAACTTTTATTATGAAAAGTCAAATGTATAAAATTATTTTGTAAGTTTGTTAAAAATTTATTTTTTTATGCAATTAGTAAAAATATCAGATTTACTTTAAATGCCTCCATTTTTAATTAAAAAAATAAGATAGAAAAAAATTGCAGTTCCAAAAGACAAAGTAAAGGAATTAAAAGAATTTGCTAAAAAATTACATTATCAAAAAACTAATTTGTAATCTTGAAAATATATGATACAAGATTTTAACATAAACATTGATTTAGACAACTTTTCAGATATTGAAATAAATATAGATATCGATACAAATCAAAAATATTGCAAACCTGCAATTTCAAAAAGTAAAAATGTAAAATATAAAAATGCTAAAGAACTTTCAAAAGCAATCGAAATTAAACAAAATGAAAGATATTTTTGTATAATAGATGGGTCTTTTATCTTCGGAGATTTTATCGAAGCATTTATTTACGAAAGAGCAATGAAAGTAAAGGAAATGACTTTATCTACTTTGTCAATGTCTAAAGAAAATATTGACAGTTTTTACAATCTCATGAATTTAGGGTACATTGATAAATTAAACATTATAGTTTCAGATTTTTTCTATTCACATGAAAGAAATAATCTTGTAAAATATATGTATGATAAACTGGATATTAAAGAACGCTTTCAATTGTCAGTTTGTAGAACTCACACAAAAATTTGTATGTTTGAAACAGAAATGAACGCCGGCAGAAAATATGTGATACACGGAAGCGCAAACTTAAGAAGCTCCGACAATATTGAGCAGTTTATGATTGAAGAAAATTCAGAACTATATGATTTTAACTTTGACTTTCATAAAAAAATAATTAATAACTTTGCAACTATAAAAAAATCATTAAGAGGAGATAAATTGTTTAATTTAATTCAATAATTATGGCAAAATCAAAAGGTAGCTCAGGAAGTAGTGGATACGCAAAAATAAACGCTAATAAAAAAACACGAGCATCTAGACGTGGAAATTCAATGCAATCATTATCTCAAAGAAATAACGGAAGTGACACTCCGTTTTAATTTGGTTTTAATTTGGTTTTATGAAAAAAGAAAATAAAGGGCATTCTAATATTAAACCACCACAATTGGGGGAGGTCAGAAATCCTAATGGACGCCCAGTAGGAAGTAAAAATACTAAGACAATTTTAGAGCGTTTTTTGAATTTAGAAATGAAACAAAAAAACCCTTTTAATCAAGAAATTGAACAAATGAGCGTTTTAGAATTAATGAATTTAAAACAAATTGCAAACGCACTTGAAGGAGATTTACAAGCATATAAAGAAATAATTGACAGACATGAAGGAAAAGTAACTGTAAAATCAGAAGTTACAGCTGAGGTTACAACCAATGTAATTAGTCTTGGAAACGGTATCAAACCAAATGAAACTACTTCTTAAACAAGAACACGCAGTATTTTACCTTAAAGATAATGTAACAAAAGAAATACTTTATGGTGGTGCAGCAGGTGGCGGGAAGTCCGCTTTGGGTGTTTTATGGTTAATTGAACAATGTCAAACACACCCACATACACGCTGGTTAATGGGTCGGTCAAAATTAAAGACTTTAAAAGAAACTACTTTAAATACTTTCTTTGAGTTATCTTCAAAATTAAAATTATCTAATTGTTATAACTTCAACAGTCAAACAGGTGTTATAACTTGGATTAATGGTAGCGAAATACTTTTAAAAGATTTGTATTCATATCCTGCCGACCCAAACTTTGATAGTTTAGGGTCTTTAGAAATAACTGGAGCGTTTGTCGATGAGTGCAATCAAATATCATTTAAGGCGTGGCAAATAGTAACCTCTCGTATTAGATATAAGCTAAATGAATATAATTTAACCCCAAAGATATTAGGAACGTGCAACCCCGCAAAGAATTGGACTTATTCAAAGTTTTATATTCCGACTGCAAATGGAACTATATCAGAAACGAGAAAGTTTATACAATCGCTTCCAACCGACAACCCAAATTTACCTTTATCTTATTTAGATAGTTTACTAGCTTTGGATGAAAATAGTAAGCAAAGGTTATTTTATGGTAATTGGGAGTTTGATAACGACCCCGCCAGACTTATAGACTTTGAAAAAATACAAAACATATTTACTAATGATTTTGTTGATAGTGGCGATATGTATATCTCAGCTGATATAGCACGTTACGGTTCTGATAAAATGGTTATACTCGTTTGGAGTGGCTTTAGAGTTGTTGATATATTTACACTTGACAAATCTAGCATTACCGAAACTGCCGAAGCGATTAAATCATTAATGAATAAACACAAAGTGCCTTTATCAAATGTAATAGCTGATGAAGATGGAGTTGGTGGTGGTGTTGTTGATATTGTACGATGTAAAGGATTTGTAAATGGTTCTAAAGCAATGAAAGAAGATAATATCAATGCAGAGTATCAAAACCTAAAAACACAATGCTATTACAAATTAGCTGAATTAATCCAATCCAACAAACTATTTATTGACTGTAATAATGCCGATATTCAGGATACAATTAGCAAAGAATTAGAACAAGTAAAAAGGGATAAAATAGATAGCGATGGTAAATTGAGAATTTTACCAAAGGAAAAAATAAAAGAATTGATAGGGCATTCACCCGATTATTCCGATGCTTTAGCAATGCGTTTCTATTTTGAACTCAAACAACCATTTTTCACTTTTTAAATTATTTTTAATCAATCTAAATAAATTTTATATCTTTGAAATAAATTTTAACTATAATGGCAAAAAATAGAATAGCTTTAGCTTGGGATGCACTCACAAACCCGAATAAAAACCTTTTTAACGAAAGCATTTATAAATTAGTAGGCGGACTGACTTCAACTTATAACCGTTCTTTAGAAACATTAATAACAAAAGGATATGGCGAAAATCCTGATGTAAATGCAATAATTAACCAACAAGCATCAAAAACAATATCAGTACCTTACTACATTAAAGAGATTGATGATAAAGATGCTTACAAGAAGTTAAAGAAATATCCAAACAATCCAACCTTTCAACAAAAGTTAGAAATATCAAAACTACAAAAGAAAGCATATAAAACCGATAGTGAGTTACTGATGCCACTTGAACGCCCTAATGTCAATCAGAGTTGGAGTGATTTAATATTTTTGTATAAAGTTTATTTAAAAGCTTGTGGTAACGTTTATTTTTATAAGCAAACTATTTCAGAGGGTGCAAATGCGGGGCAACCTTTGCAAATGTATATTTTGCCTAGCCATTGGATGCAAATAGTATTAAAAGCGAATGCTAATATGATGAGCGTTGATAATCCTATTGACTATTACATTATGCAACAAGGCAATCAGATGGTTAGATTTCCTTCCGAAAATATTATACACATCAAACGTTCTAATCCTTTTTATGACAGCACAGGTTCGCATTTATATGGTTATAGCGAATTGATGTCTGCAATTAGAAATATATATAGTTCCAACAATGGAATTGATAATAACACTAAAACAATGCTTAACAGTGGTGTTTATGGTTTTATTCACGCTGGAGATGGTGCAACGCCTTTAAGTGCTGAACAAGGGCAAAGTTTGAAAGATAGACTTATTGAAATGGATAACGATACCACAAGACTTTCAAATATAGCTGGGGCAAGTGCAAAATTAGGATTTACCCGTATTTCTTTAACAACCGATGAATTAAAACCATTTGACTACTTAAGTTATGATAGGCGCACTTTGGCAAACTGTTTGAATTGGAATGTAGATTTATTGAACGAAGAAAAAAACGGAAGCGGATTTGGTGTTGATACAATGAATGAGGCACGTAAACGAGTTATTACTGATAACGTCAAACCTGATTTGGATTTATTAGCGGATTACTTAAATTTAGAATTTATACGTAAATTTAAAGGATATGAGAATGCAGAAATTTGTTGGGATATTTCAGAACTTCCAGAAATGCAAACAGATATGTCTGAAATGGCTAAATGGATAAATCAAGTTCCTTTAACTTTGAATGAGCGTAGGGAAGTTTTTAAATATGAAGAAATAGAAGATGAAATGATGAATGAGGTTTATATTCCTACTAACTTAGTCAATATAAACGACCCTTTATTAAACGATTTACAAAACCCTATATAATTATGAAACTATTTAAATCAGAAAAACAAGAAATTAGATTTTATACAATAGCCACTTGTATTACTTTATTAGTAAATATAGTGTGTTCTATAATTAATTATGGATAAATTAAGGTTAAGACAGGAATTACAAGCGTATAGAATTGTAAGGCGGAATGTCTTGAAAATTGTTAATTCTATTAAGTTTGGCAATATGACACTTGGAACTTATAAATCTTTAATTTATGCAAATGTAAGCGAACAGGAAATTAGAGAAATGTATAATGAAATATACACTACTTTAATAAAGCCACAATATAAAAGAAGTTTAATTAAAGCTGAAATAGACTTCAATACTATCATAATGCAATGGCTAAATGATACAGCAGGATTGAGAATAGTATCAGTACATCAAACGTTAATAGATAGTATTATTTCCGTTATTGCACAAGGATATAATGATAATTTAAGTGTTGCAGATATAACTAGAAATTTACAAAATAAGTTTGGATGGTATAAATCACAAGCGTTAAGAATTGCAAGGACAGAAACAACAACTGCAACAAATTACGGAACTGTTTTGGCTTCGGAGCAATCGGAATACGAACTTGAGAAAACGTGGATAAGTGTACAGGATAATCGAACAAGGCGACCACCTAATTCAGTTTATGACCATTTAGATATGAACGGTGTAAAAGTAGATGCTGATAAGCCGTTTTTTACAAGTGGCGAAGAAATAATGTATCCAGGTGATCCAAGTGCAAAGGCAGGAAATGTAATTAACTGCCGATGCAAAGTGGTGTTTACTGTTAAAGAAGATGAAAACGGATTACCAATAAGAAAAACTATCCTTTAATAGTTGCCTTAACTGTGTTATTACCATAATCAGGACTTATCGTATATTGAATGTCTGCAATGTCTGTATTATAAAATTATAATAATTTTACTTTTGTTATATTATTTTTATAATCATAATCCCACTCAATAGGCATAAATAATCCTGTTATATTATCAATAGTAACTACTGATAAATAAGGAATATATCCATAAACATCGCCACTAAATACTTTAATTGGATTTGATTGTATGCGTAAATCATCCATTGCTGAAATTCCTAATAATGGCAGATTTTCAAACTTATTTTTTCGTGTCCAATTTGATGTTAAAGTAATTAAATCATCTTTGAATATAGAACCAATCAAAGAAGCTATGCCATCCCCATTAAATACTTTTTGATTTTCTTTAGTAATTGAACTTGGAGGTTGTGAACGAGTAACTGTATGAAACTCACCAACTAACCCCTGCGATTCTAAAATATTGCTTAATATATCAACAGAAGTATATCCTGCATAAAAACCACCTACAGAACCAGAAGTATTTACTATATTACATAATATAATTTGAAAAGTGCAGTCATTAATTAATGGTGGAGTTGTCAATTTAAAAGAACCAAAAGCTGGTAAATAACCATCATCGTCGGATGTAAATGGAATACTAAATTCATAAAATGTATCATAATTCACCCAATAATTATTTAAATGTAAATAATATCCATCATTTGTTTTTATTTTAATTTTATAAACAAAACTCCTTCTTGAATTACTTGCAAATAATTTCATATTTAAATTAAATGTTTCACCTAACTGACCATTTATATTATTCGAAGCTATAAATTCATAAGTTCCGTTAATTGGATACATTAAAAAATATGGCACATTAGAATTAGTTAAAGGATATAAAAAATAATTTGCTAATG